CAACAAGCATTTTTGTAAGTAATATATGACATATAAAATGTTCTCTTGCAGTTAATATAACAATATCATTATTTGAACCACCAAAGGATTTTGGTATAGAATGATGTTTTTCAACATAAAGGTCAATATTATTTAAATTCCAATTACGTTCAATAGCTTTATCAATAATAGAAAAGTACCAAGTAGTATATTTATTACGTAGGCACCATTCCTTGAATTCTGTTCTTGTTGTTGGCTGTGCCATAATGCTCTCCTACCATTTATTAACTATTTATATTAAGGTTGCATCGGCCAATTGATATTTACGCGAATAGTGCTCATACTTCTAAACTCCTTAACAAGCCATAATAACACATGGTACACAATAACTTCCGTCATCATATATATGTGAGATATGAGTTGACGTAACCTTAGCGATGGTCTTGGAGCGCACGATATCGTCGCCCTGAGGTTTAGCCGTGCCATCACCAGCCGACATAAGCAAATCGCCGCGCTGGACAGTTGTACCCGCCGCAATTCGGATCACCATGTCGCCCGTCATGGCAAGCAGGATGTCGTTGTAGCCATCGTCGGTGCTGTCCCAAGCCACGAACACCCCTGCCACGTTGGCATCACCTTCGACAGTGCTGACCTGAATGCAGTTAAGCTGTTCGTTGTCCTCGTTGTCCCAGTTTGACATCTGGTCAAGGTTCGACATGACCGTGCCTTTGAGGAGTTCAGGACGCGAGTTGTCTGGGAATTGCGCCCAGCGGGAGAGGTGACCACCGTTGTAGCTGACAGTCGTGCCGGAGACGGAGATGGTGCCTTCGACTATGTCTTGCTGCTCAAACACAACAAGAGTGCCATCATTCCCTCGACGGTTAAATATGCCAACATCCGCTTGATTTGTGACGGCTATCATAAGGCCAGTTTGACGGCCCTCAAAGCCAATAACGCTGTCACCTGCAACAGTTTTCCCAACCAGCAGGTTCCCGCTGCTGTCGATGCGGGCGCGTTCTGCGGCTGCGGTCACGTCATAGAAGCGGAAGACACCGTTGTTGTTTCCAACGCGCCATTCATTGCCTGTCGTGTCCGTGTATTGAATGTCTGGAATGGTGCCAGACAGATGCAGCATTTGAGCAGGCGCAGTCGTCCCAATCCCCACGTTGCCGCTGCTGTCGATCCTCATGCGTTCTGTGAGAGTTGCAGTGCCGTTTGCCGTGTTTTCAAAAACCAAAGAAGAACCCTGCGCAGACCCCACAGTCCACGCTTGCGCAGCTATCATACCTATTCTTGCGCCTTCATACCCAACACCCGTTGCAGCGCTAGTTGAGCCTAAAGATACTCGTCCTCCAGCCGCAGTATTACCTAAATTTCCACCCGTTGCTGTGCGCCCAGCAAATATATGCGCCTCTGCCGAAGATGCTGCCACTGACAAGGGTCTTAGCGGCTCAGTCGTCCCAATCCCCACGTTGCCCGAGGAGTTGATCCTCATGCGTTCAGTCCCTGCTGTATCCATAGTGATAGTATCATTTATAGGAAACCCTATAGATGTATCAGTATCGCCAGTATGTACAATTTTACCAGAAACTGTTACTGTATCAATAGTAATACCATTTGGAAAATCTGGAGAACCAGTCCCCAGCCTGTCGGTAATGCTATTTACGCGGATATTGCTCATTTACTTTGCCTCCAAAGTTTCTATACGAGAAGTAAGAGCTTCAATGGTTGCTTGTTGTTCTTGAATAGCTTTTACGAGGGTTGCCACCAAGAAGCTGGTATCAATACCCTGATACTCAGGATTACCATCTTCATCAATAGCGTCTTTCTCACCAGTCACACAGTCTGGGACAATAGCCTGAAGTTCATGAGCAATGAAGCCTTGACCCACCGATCCGTCAGCTTTCCAAGTGTAGGTGACAGGGTTAAGCTGAGCCACTATATCCAATGCGTTTTGCATCGGTTCGATATTTTCTTTTAGACGATAGTCGGACGAGGTATTATATGTTGTAGTTGTATTAGTGTGCGCAATAGAACCAGCAGCTGCCAGCGCATTTCGAAATATAATAACTATACTGCTAGAGGTTGTTGTTGCCCTATTAAAAGTCATTTGAGCAGCGCCAAAAGTGACTCCTGGTCTTATGGTTAATCCTTCTTCACCATTTATGGCTGTATTTCCCACTAATAAGTTCCCACTGGCGTCGATACGCATATTCTCTCTAACTTGCGCTCTAGCATCGGTCACTGTTTCAAAAAGAGTACAACCATCTTGCGCTCGTATTCTTACATCCTGATCTGTAGTGTCAGTTTCAGCAAGAACAATATTCGGGCTTGTTCCTTCTAAGATTGCATTACCTATGACATGTAATGAAACAGCAGGTGTGGCGGTGTTAATACCAACGTAGCCTGTGGAGTCGATCCTCATACGCTCAGTACCACCAGTAGTTACAGCTACAGTGTCAGCCGCAGGAAAGAATAAACCTGTGTTATTATCACCTGTTGAATAGATTGCTGGAGCGGTATTACTGCCTGCAGGAACTTCATTTGCCAATCCAGAGACATTTATAGTTCCAGTAGCATCTGGTAATGTAAGAGTTCTATCAGTATTCGTACCTAAAGAAGCAATCGTAAATGTACCAGTGCCACTGTTATTTGATGATAATGCTATGTTACTCATGTTGTGATGCCTGCTTGTACATATTTATTTTCAATCTCCGCTATCTTATTTATTCATTGTCGAGGCAAGGTGTTATTCGGCATCTTGTATCATAAGCGTACTAGCCAAACGACCACCGCGACAAAGCCGATACCGATTAACCAAATACATAAAAATGCCTTTCATCATGCACCTATGGGGCCGTGGGCCAGTCTATTATCTGTGGAAAACCAGTTTGGCTTGTGATGTCACGCAGTGCTTGACGATAGATAACCCATGCAGCTCGATCGACGGGCGCATCCGCGACCTGTGTCCAATCTGATGCCGCGAGTAATTGGTTACGTTCATTGCGTATTTCTTCGGCAGTTTTTGCTGGTTCTACATAAGGTTCAATCTCAATGCCCTGTGCTATAATAGCATCATAGAAACGATTGCCTGGTATCATAGGTACAGACCACTCTTGTCCGTCGATGGTAGCGCGGATGAAAGTGTTCCCCTCGTTCATAGGACTCTTGACATATTGCGCTGTTGTGATATTCATAGTTTCCATATTAAAGCTCCGCATCAAGAGCAAAAAAGCCACCAAACGCCCAAGCAGAAGTCGCTGTTGTGCTATTTATTGTTGGTAAGATAGTGGCGATTGTAAATGACGAGTCCTGAGGGATAATAGCAGAAGATAAAGGGGTGTCGAAGATAACATTCGGCTTGTGAATGTTTGCGAAGCTGATAGTGCCAGCGGGTGTTGTTCGCATAGGCGTAGGAAACACGAATGAAGCATCGTACTGGTTAGTTCCAGTCGCACTGCGAATAAACGTTATTTGACCAGAAGACGCCCCCGCAACATACCTTTGATAGTACCGCTGGCACCGCGCCAACTCAGGCCCCAGTTCAGGTTGACGATAACGGTCTGTTGCTGCAGCAGTATGAGTACCAACTTTAATGTGGATACCCCACAGGTCCACGCCGATGGTTTGCAGGCCCAAAGAACCTGAATTTGTATTGTAGTCAGAACCTGCACTACAAAAAAAGCTGATTGTTAGGTTGTCATTGTTGTTCGTTCCAAGAACCTTACCCGTGATCGAAGGTATTGCAAATGTTATCGCAAATGGTGCCCACGATGATGCGAGACTAACAATTTGACCTACTCCCACAACACCGCTTGATGGTGAACCACCGGTACCGAAATTTTGATCAAAACTTACTGACATATTTCCAGTACCAGAAGAACGTCGTGCCCACCCAAGAACAGTAATGGTCTGACCCGAATAACTGCGAACACCCTCAATACGTTGCTGAATAGCATTTACATGAGAAGTAAGAGTCTGCCCACTGATCGTTTGGCGCAGAAAGAATGTTGGGCTATTGTTGCCGAGTGTGTCACCAAGCGCAAACGATTGCCGCGACATAGTACTACTACCACCCACAAGTGTGTTAGTCCAACGGTCAACTGAACCATATCCGCCAACTGTCTGGCTCGTCCCCCGTTGCCAGAAGTCGAAGGCCCCGTTGATGATACGATTTTCTACATCTGGGACAAATCTACTGACTGATTGAGCAGCTCGCAATGGAGTCATCAGTTTAGTATTATTTGTACCAGCTTCAGCTTCTGCTTGAGTTGCAATTGCATCACCTGATATTGCAGGTGCTGTAATACCTGCTGTTCCGTCTAAAGTAATTGACATATTAAATCACCACCCATCTTGCGCCATCTTGAATTGTTATAGTTACCCCACTATTTATCTCAATGGGACCAGTTGACATAGCATTTCTTCCTGTGACTAGAGTATAATTTGATGCCAGTGCTTGACTGTTTTCAATAAAACCAGATACAGCATTAAATGATGTTGCACTGACTGTACCAGATACACTTAGTTTATCAGTAGGTGTTGTATTGCCGATACCTATATTGCCATTAGCAGCAATACGCATACGTTCGGTATTACCAATACGCCATTCATGGGTTAATGCACCAGAGGCATTCGTTGTTATTCTATAATCGTTAGAAACAAAGGTTCCACCATCGCGAGTTTGGACAGCAAAAACATCTGCGTCACGGATCAATGTCGTGTTATTGAAACCAGTGGATCCACCAGACTCGAAAAAATCAAGTCTAGGAGCAGTGCTTGAAATTGTAGTCGTGCCAGTAAGAGTTTTTGAGCCAGCAATTGTCTGAGCATCAGCAGTCAAAACACCAGCAGTGGTAGCATTAGCAGCAAGAATAGTTACATCAGTACCTCTATCAGAGTTGACCGATACTGTAGAACTATTTGATGTAAGAGTAAGATTTGTGTTCGCAGTAACATCAACAATACTTTCAGTACCATCGACATTCTTTTTAATGAATAGTTTACCATCGTATGTATTAAGAGCAATCTCACCTAAAGCAAGATCACCTACGACTGGAACTTTACCTTGAACAGAACTTCGCTTAAGCGTAATATTTGTTGACATATGTCTTGCACCGTTATATAATGTCTATATAGACTATGGAATAATAATTTGGTTAGTATGTACCACCATCAATACTATTTATACTGACCGCACCAGATGTTACAGTAAAGTTATTTGCATCAAAACTAGCAACACCTTTTACAGTATTATTGGCAATGATACTACTCACTGCACCAGATGATACAGTAAAGTTATTTGCATCAAAACTAGCAACACCTTTTACAGTA